GGGAAGGCCCCCCTGTCTTTTCTGAACCTTCTCTCCCTGAGACAGTCCGAACAGTGCCAGACTCACCATTTAATAAACCTGATACGCTTAACTTCGATGCAGAATGATGCGGAAGTAAAACAGACGCCACGAGGGGTCGGGCTAATTGGCAGCACTGAGCCTAGAATCCACACGCCTTTACTGACTGGACCATCCAAAGCGCAAGAGGTAGCTGATTTTGCTACGAAGATCGGACTACCTCTCGTGCCGTGGCAGCGGTGGGTGCTAGATGATCTATTGTCTACAGCTGAGGATGACACCTGGCGTAAGAAGACAGCCCTGATATTGGTCGCACGTCAAAATGGCAAGACACACCTAGCCCGCATGTTAATTCTTAGCCATTTATTCTTATGGGGTAGTAAGAATGTTTTAGGTATGTCTTCTAACCGCAATATGGCATTAGATACCTTTAGGCAAGTTGCATACACAATAGAAGATAACCAATTCTTAAAAGACCAGGTAAGACAGATCCGCTTGGCTAACGGACAAGAATCTATCAGCTTACTTAATGGTGCTAGGTATGAAATTGCAGCGGCCACTAGAGACGCACCACGTGGTAAGACTGCGGATTTTCTCTATATTGATGAATTAAGAGAGTGGACTGAAGAAGCCTTTACAGCTGCACTACCAGTAACACGTGCAAGACCTAATGCGATGACTTTAATGACAAGTAATGCTGGCGATGGCTTTAGTACAGTGCTTAATGATTTAAGAGAGCGTTGCCTATCATATCCACCTGACAATTTAGGATTTTATGAATGGTCAGCACCACAACACTGCAAGATCAATGATCGCAAAGCCTGGGCTATGGCAAACCCTGCCCTGGGCCATTTAATAACTGAGCAAACATTAGAAGAATCTGTCAATACCAATAGCATAGAAGCTACACGTACTGAGATGTTATGCCAGTGGATAGATAGCGCTGTCAGCCCGTGGGTGTATGGATCTATTGAGGCGTGCAGTGATAGCACGTTAGAGATTCCAGTCGGGCCTAATACCATTATGGCGTTTGATATTGCACCTACTAGAAGATCGGGTGCTTTAGTAATGGGTCAAATGAAAGACGGCAAAATAGCAGTCGGACTTGCACAGCTTTGGCAAAGTGATGTGGCTATTGATGAGATCAAGATGTCAAGTGATATAAATGAATGGGCTAAGAAGTATCACCCACATATAATCTGTTATGACAAGTACGCTACGCAGTCTATTGCCACAAGACTTGAACAAAGTGGCTGGAGAATGCAAGACGTGTCAGGCCAAGCGTTTTATCAGGCGTGCAGCGACCTGTCAGATGCTCTGGCTAACATTCGCTTAGTACATTCTGGGCAACCTGATTTAGTACAGCATCTAAATAACTGTGCTGCCAAGACCAATGATGCTGGCTGGCGCATAATACGTAGAAAATCAGCAGGCGATGTTACAGCTGCAATCTCCCTGGCTATGGTGGTTAGCCAATTAACTAAGCCACAACAAACTGCGCAAATCTTTGTGTAATTTGCACCAATAGTCCGATTTATGGTATAAAGTATACATATGGGTCTATTGTCTGCTTTGGGTATAAACAAAAAAACGGAATCTGTCCAAGCGCAATACGCCCCTGCCATTATGGACACAGCTTATGGCTATGGTTCATTTACAACTGGTGTTGGTAATTTCCCTGGTGGATTAGATCGCAACTATGCGATGCAAGTACCAGCGGTTAGCCGTTGCAGAAATCTTATTGCTGGTGTAGTTTCCTATCTGCCATTAAAACTTTACAAAAAGTCTAATGGTGAGGAGTTGGGGAACCCTCTTTGGCTCGATCAACCAGACTATCGGCAACCAAGATCCGTCACTTTATCCTGGACTGTCGATAGTTTGTTGTTTTATGGTGTTGCATATTGGCGTGTTACAGAATTATATGCAGATGATTTAAGACCATCACGATTTGAGTGGATTGCTAACAACCGAGTTACATTTACTACAAATAAGTTTGGCACAGAAGTAGATCAATATTTTATTGATGGACAAAATGCACCAATGAGCGGTGTTGGATCTCTTATTACATTTCAAGGTTTAACACAAGGTGTATTACAAACCGCAGCACGCACAATTCAATCAGCATTAGATATTGAAAAAGCCGCAGCTGTATCTGCACAAACTCCAATGCCAAGTGGTTACATTAAAAACACTGGTGCAGATTTACCAGAACAGCAAGTATCAGGATTATTAGCACAATGGAAACAAAGCCGACTAAATAGATCAACAGCATATTTAACATCGACTTTATCTTATGAAACCACAGGATTCTCTCCTAAAGATATGATGTATAACGAAGCCCAACAATACTTGGCAACACAAATCGCTAGAGCGATGAACGTACCCGCTTATTACATCTCAGCAGATATGAATAACTCAATGACCTATCAAAACATTATTGATGGCCGTAAAGAATTTGTTGCATATTCACTACAACCATTTATTTGTGCCATCGAAGATCGACTATCTATGGATGATATAACCCCACGTGGCCACGTTGTTAAGTTTGCTATTGAGGAATCATTCCTACGTGCTGACACAATGAGCCGCTTAGAAGCAATAGAGAAAATGTTGGCACTTGGCTTGATAGATGTTGAAGATGCCAAAGAGATGGAACAAATGACACCTAACGGGAAAGAAGTTGAAGATGATACTTACATTCAGTAGCCAAGTAGAGGCATCCGATTCAGAGCGCAGAATTATTTCTGGCAAAATCGTGCCATTTGAAGAGCCAGGTAATACCTCTGTAGGTAAAGTGGTATTTGCTAAAGGCTCAATCGAGATAGGCGATCCTGGCAAGGTTAAGATGCTGATGCAACACCGCCCAGAAAAGCCAATCGGCAGAATGCAAAAGTTTCAACAGGCAGAAGATGGCATTTACGCTAGCTTTAAGATTAGTGCATCAATGCAAGGACAAGATGCGTTAATACTTGCATCCGAGGCTTTAGTAGATGGTTTATCTGTCGGGGTTGATGTAAACAAATCAATTCAGAAAAAAGATTATTTATATGTAACTAGTGCAACTCTACGTGAGGTTAGCCTAGTTGAATCACCTGCATTTAGTGCAGCGCAAGTAACTAAAGTTGCTGCTAGCGAGAGCGAAACAGAGGACACAAATCAACCAAAAGAAAGCGAGGCTCCTGTGGAAGATTTAGCAACAGCGCCACAAGAAGCAAAGGCAGAGGCTGCTACTCCTACAGTAGAAGCTGCTCGCCCAACAATTACAGCACCACTTATCCAAACATCTGTGCGATCACCTATTACTTCAATGGGTTCATACACAGAGCATAAGATTAAAGCTGCGCTAGGTAGCGAAGAATCAAAACTGTACATCGCTGCAGCTGATGATTCATTTTCAACCAACCCAGCATTCAATCCAACTCAATACTTAACAGAGTTTGTAACTAATACACGCTTTGGCACACCCGCTATTGATGCTTGCTCACAAGGCACATTACCTGCATCTGGTATGACAATTTCAGTACCATCACTTGTAACATCAGCTGGTGGCGGTTCAGGTGTAGCACCAACAGTAACTGTTGAGGCAGAAGCAGGCGCAGTATCAAATACAGGAATGGTCACAGAATATTTGACTGGAACTGTATCTAAGTACAGCGGTATGAACACGCTAAGCATCGAGCTTTTGGAAAGATCAGATCCAAACTTTTATGCAGAATTGACAGCCCAGTTAAGTCAATCATTTTTAACAACTATTGACACAACTATTGCTGCTGCTCTACTTTCATACAGCACTGCTGGTACAAATACAACAGCAGACAGCGATGGAATTATTGCATTCTCATCTGAGGCCGCAGCCAATATCTACAAAAACACTGGCTACTTTGCACAAAACTACATCGCTAACCCAGCACAATGGCAGGCATTACTTGGCGCTACTGATTCAACAAAGCGACCAATTTACAATGCAATCCAACCAATGAACGCAGCTGGACAAGTTGCACCATCATCTATCCGCGGAAATGTATTAGGACTTGATCTATACGTAGACAAGAATTTCTCACAGACAGCGTTTGATGATAACTCTGCTGTAATTCTTGCACCAGAGGCATTCACTGTTTATCGTTCACCACAGGCATATATGTCTGTTAACGTGGTATCGAATTTGCAAGTACAGGTTGCTATCTACGGATTCATGGCTTACATTCCAAAGATGAGTGGCGGAATCTACAGCTTCAAAAAGACCTGATAAGACCGAGTAACTAATAAGTAATCCCCTGGGGTTTAGTAGCCCTAGCCCTAGGGGAGTTTTTTAAGAGAGGAATACAATGGCCGCTGTTCTGGTAACTCAGCAAGAGTTACGCACAAATTTGGGTATTGGCTCATTATATTCTGACGCAATAGTTGAAGAATGCTGCCAATCAGCAGAAGATTTACTCAATCAATATCTTTGGTTTAACACTGCCCCAGTAGTAGGCACAGCATTACAAGATAACGTGGCAACACTTATGCTTGCTAATCCAAACGCATTCGTTGCGACCCAATCAATAGTGGTAAGTGGCTGCGGTGCCACATTTAACGGCACGCACACAATCACTGGCACAATACCGCCAAGCACAGGTACAACTAGTTTAATTCCAGTATTTATGTATCAATATGGCCAAGTTAATTACCCTAATGGATATTCATTTGTGCAGTATGCAAAGACAGCTGCAAACCAAACATTTCACAAGGTAGTACCTTATGGCGTGGCTACAGGCCCAGACCACAAGACCCAATCTTATGCGACAACCCCAGCAATACGTGAGGCAGCGATGATCGTTGCTGTAGACATCTGGCAGGCTAGACAAGTTAGCCAGACTGGTGGGGTCGGTATGGATGGGATCTCTGCCAGCCCTTATCGGATGGGTTATCAGCTGATTAACCGAGTGCGTGGTCTCATCCAGCCGTATTCAAGTCCAGCATCACTGGTCGGCTAATGGCAGCAATCTCCACA